ATCATACCATCTTATAAAAGAGAAAGCCAGCCGACAAATGCCGGCCGGCCTTCCCTACAATAAGGTATTAAATTGCGATGGTGTGAACTAATTAAGAACTCGCTTTCGTGGTCACCGTGCCAACAACCTCAACAGGTCTGACAATGGTAGCCGCAGGAGTTACTTTCGTGAAGTGAGTGATGTCGTCCCACTTGCCAGTAGCACCAGCAGGGGTTCCCAGGTATACATAAGCAACACCTCTCCACGTCGCAACGTTGATATCGAAACGCTGACGTCCATCGTAGATGACACCTGCAGGTCTCTTCTGCCATACAACGTCAAGAGTAAGTGCAATACGTTCGGTAATTTCAAGACCGTGGTTTTCAGCATTGTATGCTTTATCTACAATGAAGAAACCCTGGCCTGCTTTACACTGAGGAATGTCAAGGAAGTAAGGAGAAACGTCAAGCTCCGCCCTCTTGTATGCAGGGTTGATCTGCAAGCTTTCGCCTTGTTTGAACATATCCATGGAAAGTGCAGTTTCGATAGCCGCTTTCAAGTGAGGGTCGTTACCGGTGACAATTCTCTTTGCACCGCTGACACCTGCATACTTGCCATTGTCATCTTTCAAGTTTTCCATGTAGGTAATAACCTGATTGATAACATCACCAAGTTTAGCAATACGGGCCGGGTCTTGACCGAGAATATCAACATCTGCATAGAAACAGTTAGACTGCAAGGATGCAGTGATATCAGTCGCGGTCATGTTATCACGTTTGACAAGAGTATGTTTGCTCGTGAACAAAGGGTTCTTCACTCCGTCAAGCGTACCATCAACCGTGTCTGCAGAAGTAAGTTTGAGTTTAGATTTACCCTCAGCACTCGTGCCCCAGATAACCTCCTCACCAAATGCCGCAGACAAAGCAGCTACACCGTACTCAACAATGTCACCTTGCCAACGTTTAATAAATCTGCTCGCATCGTCTTTCACACGTCCAAGTTCTTGGTCCTCAAGCGTTTGCTGAGTAATGATAAAGGAACCTTGGAACGTTCTCGTACGATACGTTGCTGCGAAACCTTCGGCCGTGTTGAAGATAGGTCCAATCGCATAGTCGTTAGTTTCAGCAAAAGCGTGGTCAAAACCAATGCTCGAAACATAGGTACGCTGGAACTGGTCAAGAGTACCTCTGTTATAAATCATGTCAAGGGGATTGGACTTTTCCCAAGCCTCTTGCTGTCTGATAATCATTTCGTTAAGAGGCTCACGGAGAATGTTATACTCCGAACGAAGTTTCAAAGCCTCATCAATATTGATAATTACACCCATTCGTCTGTGCCTCCTTAAGTTCTATCGCTGCCATCAAGGGCGGGGACTACATCGTCCCAATTCGTAATTTTGAAAAGTGCTACATGTTTCCACGTGGTCGTGTCAGCCGTCGGAGCAGTGGTTACAGTACCTTTGACCGTCGGGTCATATCTGTAATCTCTGTCCTCAACGGGAACGTGTCCATAACCAAGAGTCTGGTCGGACTGAGCCACAATGTGGGTAGCCGTTTTAGCGGTAACCTGGGCTTTCGTAGCTTTAACCATGGAACCGCGTTTAGCAACCGTACCATCTGCATTATATGTCGTGTTGGTCACCACTACAAAGTCACCTCTCTTGCAATCATTGACAACGTCAATGTCAAGATATACTTCACGCTGCAGGTAACCAGTAACAAATCCTGCCATAATTGTCCTCCATTAAATGTCAATAGTTTTTTTATTAAGTTCCTCGTCACTCGTGCCTGGATTAAATAGTTTCCACACTTTCTTTTCATCAGCGGTGAGAGGTCTTTTGTTTACCGCAGGTGGAGGTGTACCGCCAGGTTCTTGCAAATGTGATGTCTCACCTTTTGCAACAGACTTACGTGCATTTACAATTAACTCTTCACCATGCAAAGATATGTAAGACCGTTTCAACGAACCAGTCTTTTTCCAATCTTCTACAACGTCCTTTGGCAATTGGTCAAGGGAGGTATAAGTCGTTCCTGTGAGAGCAGAGAGTTCGGAAAGCTCTTTCTTTGCAAATTCTTCAACTTGCTTTTGTTTGAACATTTCCAACTCTTTCATGCGTGGGTCTTCATTCAACCTTTTCTGTACTAACTCATCTACAACTGGGGCAACATCTTCGGGATTTAACCCTTTATCTTCAAGCAGCTTCTTTTCCTTTGCTTTTTGCATCTCTTCGTAAGACTGATACCCGAGTTCAGCTGCGATTGCATCTCGTTCCTGTTTACGAATTTTCTCCGTTTCCTGTTTCAACCGATGTGCAAAGGATTTCGTCTGGTCAACAGGTTGAGGATCGTTGCCCTCGGTAGGTGGAGTTCCCTGAGGTTGTTGCTGGTCATTCGCAGGTGGTGTAGTCTGCTGGTCGTCTTTAAAGAGTGCCTCTAACTCTTCCAAAGAAAAACCAATGTTTGCACCGTCTGACATGTTATTGCTCCTTTGATAGTTTTGTGCGAGTGTCGGATATCAGCCGTTTTGCAGCTTGTTTTCAATTCTATATTATAATGAAATCTCTAAGAATGTTACAATAGATCAGCTTATTTCAATTACAGAAGTACGTTTCTCTTCTTGCACACTCTTGACCTCTGGTTTTACAATAGGTTGTGCATCAACCGAAGGGACGTGTTCTATAAAAGGTTCTTCTTTCGGAGGTTGTTTACGCCACTCTTCAAGTAATTCTGACACTGTTTCTGCAATTGACAATTTCATCTTTGCGGCTTTGGCACCAGATATTGTACCGAAAAATAAACTTGTAAACAAGATTACAATGTTAAGTATCAAAGTGAGGAATGCGCTGCTGAGGTCACCTTCTACAAAGTTTACGGTCACTGACGCTGCTAACAGGGTAGATAACAATGAGGTGAATACTTTCCTAATTGCACCACTAAGGTGTTGGTGTTCAGCACTATGTAAGTTGATTTTCATGCTATCGCTACCACTTACATTTAGTACGGACAATACATCTCTCGCACGTTTAATACCAGACTTCGGATACTTGTGATGCTTGACTTTGTAGATTAACAATTTGTGGTCATGACCTCTGTAAGGTTCATTTGTGATTTCTTCAATAGTTCTGCCTGTTTCATCTACAACATCATCTAACCACGCTTGAACGTAATCTTTGTTGTACTGACGAATATAGGATTGAACCTCTGTTTGTTTCAATCCTTTTCGTGCAAAATAATATCTTCTGTGTACACTATACTTCTCATTTGTAATATCTGTTAACATTGACCTATCATACTCTGCACGATGTCTACTTTCCCAAATAATAAAATTAAGTACAAGAGCCACCATTGCAATGAGTGTTATATTCTTTACTGATGGATTGATGTCAACATTTGTTACAAATGACAAATATGCCATGATACCAAGAGCTGCGAGGAACAGCAGTGCTGTTCCCCACATCATTATCTTGGTTATTAACTTTTGAGTACTGAAATTAGTTATTTTCTTGTTCACCGGAGTTGTCCTCCTCTTCATCTTCATACACGCCTGACGCATAACAAATGGCTTTAAAAATCATACCAAATATTACAAACAGAAGTATGAAAGTTGCGGCACCTTTAAATGCAATAAGTCCATCTACAATTGCTGTGATAAACAAATAGAATAATGCAAGAGCAAGTAAGACCGCGATAGCATTATAAGCATACAATATCAGTTTGGCTTTTCTCCACTTTGCCTCAGTTAATTTATCATCACTCGCACCGACAGCATAATCATGTTCACAAGAAAATACTTCTTTCTTTAACTTATCAATTTGATTGTTGAGAATATACTTTTTAATTACGATGAATGTGATAAGAATTGAACCTATACTTGCAAATGACCATTTAAATGCACCGCTGTGCGAGTCAAACAATTCGATACAAGTTATTACAATAGGTGCTATCATCACAAGAGCCATATAGACAAGGTCTTGCCACAAAGGCATTTTTAATTTCCTTGCTTTAACTTTCTTAGCCATAAGTCACCTCACAGTTTGACTTCTTCGGTAACTGCCTCGCCTACAATTTCCTTGATTTTGTCTTGGTCCTCTTCGGACAGTTTCTTGGTGTGAGAGAATTGACTGAGTACTTTGAGTATCATTTGGTTCTCTTCGTGAATTTTCTGCAGGTACTCTTTCTGGTTATCTTCCATCTGTGCAAGTCCCTCTTTGATTGGTTTCTCAATCTTTTCACTCACGTCAAGTTTAATCTTAGAGGGGAGTACCGCATTCTTAAACGATTGTTCAATGTACTCTTTGGAAACGTCCAGTTGTTTCTGAAACTCTTCTTTGTCATTCTTTGCTCTTGTTGCCGCGCGTTTAATTGATTTAACGCAATAAATCACGTTTGCAATAATCGTTGCAAGAGATACTCCACAAAGGGACATTGACAATATCTGCATAATCTGTTCGCCAAATTGGTCTAACATTTATACCTCCTTTTCGTCTTCCAACGAACTGACTTTAATTTTAAGTTGTTCTACTTCTTTGTTGATGTCCGTTATTACAATGGTCTTGTCTGACAATTTGGCAATTGCATTTTCAAGATTACGAAGTCTGTTACCAAAGTCATCAAGTCTATTAGTTATTGACATCAGCATCTGTATAATTTGTTCATGTTGCAAAGGTGTCATTCTCCCTTCACCGCCTCGTTGTATTCAGTAGCCTTAGGTTCTTTATGACCTGTTATAATCGCCGCCGCTTTGTTAAACGACTCGGTGTGGTCTTCCTCATCTTCAATAATGTTGTCAACCATCTTTGCAAGAACCTTTGCCTTAGCCTCGTCATCTGCAAACAATTTAATAAGTGCTTGTTTTGCATACTGATACTGCTGAATTGTTTCAGCCTCAGCCATGAGCATTGCATTAAGTATACCACTTGTTGCTGCAAGTTTGCAACCACCATTGGCTACCGCATTCATTTGTTCGTCGACAATCCATCTGACGTCCATTTAGTTACCTCCATTTATTTTAATACGACGTTTCAAAATCGTTGCATATATTAACATACAATTATATTGTGCATTTAACAATGAACGATTTTCTTCGTCAAGTTCAAGATACTTAGTACTTTTAATAAACTTATCTAATGCGTAACATTTAGTTTCGAGTTCATCTAACTCTTTCTCCATTCTGTCTACAAAAGATGTTTCATCAAAGCCATTGTACTTATCTATTAGTCTTTGCGAGTCATGTACAAACGACTCTACGTCATAGGAACTTCCGTCTTCAAGAGCCGCTGTAATATGCAGGTCACACCATTCTTTAATAGTATCACAAAGCTCTTTTAAATTTTTACAATCAGGCAATATGCCTATAGGTCCTCGCCAACTCATTTAATCACCTCCATTATTATTTTATTCGGTATCGGCAAGATATATTACAATCTTGCCGACCCGATCTACTCCTTCCACCCAGGGGATAGGAATAAATTTTGTTTACAAAGGTAGATTTGATAACTTATCCACACCTTCAGTGACTCAAACGTTCACTGTAAATTTAGATAATGTTTATCCAGACCGTTCCAATATGAAAGTTGGTGATAGAGTTTTTATACACTGGAAAAGTAGTATCACGTTTGTAGAATTTATCGTAATAGCAGTTACTGCAATAAATAGTAGCAACAATATGGTTACTATAAGATGCGAAACTGTTGTACAAACAAAATTTTGACAACGATATCAACACAATATCACATTGGTACAAAGTGATTTTGTATATGGAAACATACAATATATTTCCACTAATCAAAATCCTATCAACAATATAAATGCACTGCTTAACGATATTTATACTACTTTTGGCGCAGGCAGGGTAGCGGTCAACATTGTAAATACTGACGATGAGGAATTTACAATGTTCAACAGTATGATTGTTACATCCAGTAGTGCTCAAACTGGTAATGGTTGTAGAATTACTATTGACAACAATGGTGTAATACAACATAGTATGGTAACAAGAGCTATTACATTCCCTACCGCAACAATAGACTGGAATGACCAGGTTAAATTTATTTATCCTTAAGCATTCATAAAGTAAGAAACTGGCTCTGTCCAACCTGAGAAATTTGTAATCGATGTATCGGTTGTTACAACGTTAAATGTTGCACCAGGTGCATCTGTAACGTTCAATCCATACAATGTTAATGTTGAAGTAGTTGTAGAAACCCTAACCCTATTGATTATACATTTCTTACCACCAATTAACCAACCACCTGATGCTTCCAATTCACCAGTACTCATACTTCTAATTTGTCTTGCTAACTCAGTAGGGTTACCGGTGGGAAAACCACTAGACGTGCTAAAATATGAGAATGCTATCGAACCTGCAATAGCACTCATCTGTACATGTTTTCTATAACCCAATGCATGTGAATAGTGAATATCCTGTTTGCCTATTACTTTAACAGAAAATGGTTGAGTGTTTGACGACCCAACAGCTGTAACTTCTAATAAAGCGAATATATATTTATGTTTATTAGTACTACTCTCGTTGTAGTCAATCATAGAATAAAATCTATCACCTATTGCAGGTTGAGCATTGAGTAATGTAGCTGGAATTCCAACATTTGTTAAAACAGTATTGTTGTTAATAGCTGTTGTAGTGGTTATTATTTGTTTTGCCCAAGTATTTCCCTTTAATATCCCCTGAGTGGAAGGAGTAATTTTATAGAAGGCGTATACTGAACAATTAACCACACCACTATTCAAACTTGTTACGTACCCTATTACAAGGAATGTGTCACCAGTGCCATCATTGTCCCATTGTACTAATACATAATTATTTACTTTTACACCGACATCACGAGGTGTAAAATCACTTTCAGACATTGAGAAATTTGCAGCCATTTTGGGGTCCATAGCAGTGTTATAATGATTGTTTGAAAAGTGATTGATTGCTACATCTTCACTCACACCTGCAGGCCCTTGAGCACCGGTGTCACCTTTAGGTCCTTGAATACCTGTTATATCTACGACGGATTTATATTTGAATGTAGCAGTACTATCTGAGATTGCAGTACATGTACTATTGCAGTCGTAACATTTATTAGTTGAAGTATTTAAGAAAGGAAATCTTAATACATCACCTACGACAGGCGTTCTGTTAAACGAATTCGTAGGGAACGTGATTGTTGCATTTACGGTAGGTGTCGTAGTCCATTCATGGCGTTGTGAATATACAAGGGCTGGTAAACCAGTCTCACCTTTCGGCCCTTGAGCACCAGTTGCACCGGTGTCACCTTTGTCACCTTTTGCACCTTGAGATACAAAGAGTTGCCAATTAGTCGTATCCGTAGGTAACACACCTGTTGAACTTGCTACAATGCAAACGTAAGCATTACCATTGTAATTTACAAGGTCATTGCGTACATACGCTGCACTATTTGAATAAGTACCTTTTGCATTGATGTTTGCTACTGCGGTGGGTCCTGTAGGTCCTTGAGGGCCAATTTCACCTTGAATACCTTGGGGCCCTTGTGCGCCCCTCTCGCCTTGTGGTCCTTGAGGGCCTTCAGGTCCCTGAGGTCCAGTCGCACCTTTTGCACCAGTATCACCTTTATCACCTTTATTACCTTTCCAAGTTGCACGATAACCTATGGCTACATTACCAGAAGAAGTTGCGGTCAATACTGCAAATGCAAGAGCGTTGGTATCAACAATGATATCACCAATCTGTAACCCACCAATAGGTTGTGTTGCAAGAGATGAATAAGGAACGGTGGTACTTGCAGTGGTTAAAGATTTACTCGTACGATAAACACCAAGACCTCTAATGCCTTGGTCACCTTTGTCGCCTCTTGCACCAGCGTCACCTTTCGGTCCTACGGGTCCAACGGCACCTTGTGCACCAGTGGGACCTTGAGGACCAGTATCACCTTTTGCACCGGTAGCACCAGTTTCGCCTTTAAGTCCTTGAGGACCCTCAGGACCAATCAGTCCTTGAACACCCTGAACACCTTGAGGTCCAGTGTCACCTTTCTCACCTTTATCACCTTTAACGCCTTGGTCACCTTTAGGCCCCTGAGCACCTTGAGGTCCAACGGGCCCTTGTACACCTTGAGGTCCTTGTGCACCTTCAACCGCAAACTGCATCCATGCATTAGGATTTGTGTCAGGTTGCAAACCTACATTAGCTGCAACCATACTTACGTATGCTTTACCATCGTAGTTTACAAAGTCATTTATAGCATACGTAGTGGCGACGTTCCAATTACCTTTAATATTAAGTTCTGCAAGACCGGTGTCACCTTTATCGCCTTTCGGACCGGTGAGACCTTGCAAACCTTGCGGACCTTGGGGACCTTGAATACCCTGCAAACCTTGTGTACCGGTATCACCTTTCTCACCTTTGGGACCTGCAGGACCGGTTAAACCTTGTACACCCTGAGGACCCTCGGGACCACGAGAACCTGTTGCACCTGTATCACCTTTGTCGCCCTTCTCACCTTTCTCACCCGCAGGTCCTTGAATGCCTTGAGGTCCTTGTGGACCGACGGGACCGGCCTCACCTGTAGCACCTTTTTCACCAGGGTCACCTTTTGCACCCGCTGGACCGGCAGGTCCTACGAGACCTTCGGGACCTTGTTCACCCTGGTCACCTTTTTCACCTTGTTCCCCTTGAGGACCAACGGGACCAATGTCACCTTGATTTCCTTTCGGACCGGCAACACCTTGAATACCTTGGATACCCTGAATACCTTGCGGACCTTGAGGACCAACGGGACCCGTGGGACCCGCAGGACCTGTAGGACCTTGTACACCCTGTGTTGCAAAGAGTACCCAGAAACTTTCATCGGTTCCGGGAGTGACACCTTTGTTGTTATCGACCTTAGAAATATAACCATTACCGGAGTAAACAACAGTATCGTTCATAGAATAAACTGTTACATTATTCCAGGTACCTTTAGGATTTATATTTGCTACACCAGCCTCACCTTGTTCACCCTTAGGACCTCTTTCACCGGCAGGACCTTGTGCACCTTGAGGACCTCTGAGTGTACCGATATAAACAACTCTAACATTGTCAACAAATACACTCTCAATGTAACCGTAGTTACCATTACTACTAACATTCTGTGACATTACAAAGTCACCAACGTGAGCTTCACGAGGACCTGTTAAACTGGACTTCGGAATATCTGCTGTAGAAGTCAACGTATTAGAAGTCGTTAACCAAATATTACCGTCTTCACCATCAGTTCCGTTGATACCGTTTGCACCATCGGTACCAGGTGAACCCTGAGAACCAGGTGCACCCTGAGGGCCGGTGGGACCAGTCGGACCTATTGCCCCAACGTCACCTTTAGGACCTGCAAGGTCAAATGCAGGCGTCATACCCGTTACTACTTGATTATCCGACATTTTATATTGTATCTGAAATACCTGACCTTCATGATACAAGGTTTCATCATTCATAATGTAATCCTTATCAAGCATTACAAAATCACGACTGGTAACTTCATCAAGAGGTTTAGTACTCCAAGTACGAAGTTGGATTAAAAGACTCGTTACGGGGTCTTGTACAATGTAACCAAGATACTGAGGTATTCCAACCTTTTGCAACGAACTAACTTTACCATCTTGTGTAACGGTAAAGTCTTCATTGTCGAAACTTGCAATACCTGGGTTAGTTGTGTTGGCAATAGGCACACGTGTCACATTACCAGAGTCATCTGTTACAATTTTCTCAACTAAATCTGCCATGTTTCCTCCTAATTATTTGTAAGCACCCGTAATTTACTCGGTGCTTGAATAATTTCATCATAATCAAATGCTACAATTGGTGCATCATAGTTTATATCTTTTACAAGGTCAGGTCTACAAAGTTTGACCTGCTCATACAAAGTACGATTGTCGGTAGGCGGTGTCTTGTCAGGGAACACTGATTTGTACAATGAGGTTAAGTAGTCACTCATCAGTGTGCCACCTTTGATACTTATCTCATATGTATAATCTTGTTCCACCCATTCTGCGGTTTGTACAGGTAGGAAGTGTTTTGTAAACGTGAATGAATAAGGTTCATACTTACTATCGGTTAAGTTATAACCATAATAATTTTTACCTTCGTCCACAAAAAGGAGTATAGTCGAATTACTACCTATACCATCTGGAAGTGTTCCTGCTGACAATTGTTCATTAGTTACAAATACCGGTTCTCGCATCGTTGCTTCAAAGTATTTGTAACCACTTATATCTAACCAATAATTCATCTCGTATCTACCATCTTGTCTGTATGTGTTAGATGCAATCTTGATTAACAAATATGGATTATTGATTAAATTTACTCTTATGTCACCTACACGTTTAGGAAATAATGCCCACAATCTGTAAGGTATACCATTGTCGTCTACAATTTCACGTTGATAGACAAATTCCTCACCACGTCTAACTACTAAGGTTTTGCCCAATGCTTCCATTAGAACTACCTCCTTGCTCAGGTGTCACAACTCTTTGATTAGCTGCACGATTACGTTCATTCGTTCTCTCTACATTCGTCGCATGAGTTGCACCATTGCCATCAGGTCCACTATTAGGTCTTGCCCCACCGTGACCTGTTCCACCACCTTGTGATGCCTGTTGTACTTGCATTATCTGTGAAAGTACGTCGGGGTTCTGCTTAATCGTTTCCTCAATCTCCGGAGGTAGGTGTTGTGCATTATCTCTAATACCTGCAAGAACGGTTTTGGCAAGTGGATACTGTTGCTGATCCATCATGTTCCAGAACAACTCAAGTGTACGTGAGTCTTGAGGATTACCAAATGCACCCTGTATAAACTGACCCTGTATCTCTTGCCACATCGCTACACGGTTAGTTGCAAGAGTACCCGCCGCATCTTCACTAAACGAGAAATTATCACGATAGTAAACGTCACCGTACTTATCTTTTGCAAGAAACATGTATTTATTCCACTCTTCCTCTTCCTCTTTGCCATTAGGTAACACCTTAACAAATTTACGAGGTTCATCACTGAACGCTAATAAATACTTCAATACAAGGTCATATACGCCTGCGAATGCTGCATTCTTCATTATACGTAAACTCTCAATGCGTCCTGCACTCTGCATCGCGGCAATTTCTTTTGCCTTACCGGAAGTTGCAGTTGTATCGCGTTTACCTTGAAACGAGTCGCTTACACCAGATGCTGCTTTTGCTGCATCATAATACAACGCTGCCGCAGTAACCTCTTGTGATAAATCAGCCTGTATTTGTTTGGTCTGAACCATCTGTGCTTGCTCATAAGTATCAACGTTTACTTGCTTAATACCAGCATTAACGTCGTCAATCTTAACACGTTTAGGCTTAGTAACAACCGCACCACTCACGAGAGATTTGTCTAACATCTTGCTATACAATTTGTTAGTTGCATCTTGGTTATCTAACAACACAGACACTTCACTGACACCATAAATACTGTCAAGTGAACTGATTGCAGGTCTTGGTATAAACGGCAATTGTTGTATCTGATAAAACGGTATCTCGGTACCTGCAGTTAAGAAAGGTTTCTTAACGTACATATCCTTTTGTTCTTCATCATCAGTTTCACCGACGTCATATGGATTATAAATTATGTCAAGGTCTTGTTCAAGTATATCAATGTCTGACACCTTGTACTTAAACGACTTGCTACCACACTCAGGACAAACTTCTTCACGCGGTACAACTGTTCCACATTTTGTACAAGTTCTAACACGTCTAACGAGCCAATCCTCGTCGTTACAAATGACCTGTCTACTATGATACGCCCAAGAGAACCGTGCAACACGACGATGCTCATTCAAATAATAACAAGTGACCACGGTAATAGTACTATTGTCGCTCGTCGGATTGTTTAAGTCACCAGGCTTACTGTTATCTGCTGCAATAGGTGTTATAATTCGACCGTACATGTCATATATACGTGCAAGAGACATCTGCTGTAACTCAAAAATGTATTCAAGTTTACGCCAATCCATTACACCTGGTTGAGGTACAATTTGGTCTGAGGTGCACACGTCAATCTTAACCTCACCAGAAGTATCGTGACCACCTGCAAGATTATCCCACCAGACCTTGTACCAGCAACAACCATCTATATATGTTGCACGTTCGGATTTATCGTTTACAAATTTTGAGAATATATTATCAACATTGTAACGGAGAAAACCTTCAGTCACGTCAACCAAAGGTAAATCGCTCTTATATTTCGGTTTCATTTTAGGCATCGGAATACTGTTGTCAATCTTACTCTCAATAAACTCATAAACAATACGTCGAAGTTGTTTAACTTTCTCATCACTCTCGGTACCATCGTCTTTCAATGCATTCAGTGTACCAGAATATGCTTTCCTCCAACGTTTAATGTTCTTTGTACTCGCAAGAGGATTGTTCTGTTTACAAGCATCAGCAATACTGTATAATGCTACAAACTTGTTTAACAGTTCTTCCTCCTCTGTTGTATTTACGTAGGCTGGCAGAGTTTGCGCCCACTGTAAATACAAATCAATTCTATTAGGCCCCAATGTCCTCGTCCTCCCATTCTTCGGGTGCTCCATACATTGCTATGTATTCTGCTTGCCCAATCTCGTCGAGTTTATTGAAGTCTTCCCACATGTCAGGTTTCCACGGTCTGTATACAAGATGACGTCTACGGTTAGGCATAGGCAATTCACCTGTTATGAGTTTAATAATCCTACCCACACCTTGCGATTGACTATCCACCATGTCGTCTTTTGTACCATATGGAAATGTACTGTGTTGTCGAATAAACTTCTCTCGACCTGTTAATGTATCACCATTTTGTTTATCCCATTCTATATCTTGTTCTTCTTCCTTTGTGAAATCAAGTGGTAAATATACGCACCGTGTTCCCACAAAGTTTGAAGTCGCCTGGGCTCTCGCAAATTTACCACCTTTCGGTTCTATTGCTACGACCGGGGGCATGCCTTTCTCAATTGACAAGACGTCTATGATTGCTGAACCATTCGCCTTGTCCTCAATAACCATCTCATCAATGTCTGGAAATTCTTGTGAAATATTACGTATACACTCAACGGTGTCTCGGAAACCCATTCGTTTATTGACGAGTTTCCACAAATACACGTTCTTTCCTTTAAGTCCCCATAACTCAATTGCTACAAAGTCACTGGTCTCTGTGTTCTTGAATGTCGCGTCTATTGACAATTGCAGATACTCTAATGACTTACGCAGGTCCAAGGTTCTGTGATAAGTTTGCCACCATTCCTCTTTGTACAAATTACCTTTGGCTGCACTTGGTCTACCTTGATACAATGCATTCCAAGTACGCTGACCATCAGAATTTATAACAAGTCGCTTCTTATTGCGCATCCACTTATTAGTGTTCGCAATCTTCTGTGGTAACAAGGTCTCATCGTCGCCGAGGTGAGCACCCATAAGTGACTCGCCAAGCTGTCTGCCCAGTGGATCTGGGCCAATCTTTGCAGCCTCTTCATCATACTCAGCGGGTAGGTTTATTACTTTATAAATCCACTCGCCCCAGTTTTCTTGTATCCAGCCGACAACGTCACCCTCGACCCAGCGAGTCTGTATTACAATAAGTTTGCCACCGGGGTGGATACGAGACTGAACAGACGGACCCATTTCGTCATGTATCTTTGCAATAACCGTCTCACTGTCCGCCTGCTCTTTATTCTTAATCGGATCGTCAATTATGAATAACTCTGCACCATAACCAGTAATACCTGCCTTTAGACCAGCTGCACGACAGGTTCCACCCTTCTCGGTCTCCCACAATGCTACACCTTGGGCACCTGAGTTAGGATTAACTCGGAATATGTCAGGTGCAAATGTGGTGAACTTGTCACGGTTGCGTCTGCTGAACTGTTCTGCAAATGTCGACTCATAACCTGCAATAATCACGCCGTCTGTGGGGTGATTACCAAGGAACCACGATGGCAGTGTCTCGGTTACAGTGTATGATTTTCCATGCTGTGGAGGGACACTCAGAAGAAGTATGTCCATAACGTCATTATCACACTTGTGCTCAAGGAAGGTCTGTATCTCATCACACAAATACTTATGGAAATGTGTCATGTAAAATCCTTCGTTGACGTATTCACAATATGCAGAGTATGACTTCCGGAGCTTACGTCTGAGTATCTCTCCTTCAAGTGTGTTAGGTATCATCTTGTTCTTCCTTTTACAATGTGGTCAAGCACGCCGGAGGCAAGTAAAGCACCAGGCGTGCGGTCACATTACTTACTCTCTACATATGCTCTGTGTTTATCAGTGTATGAGAGTGTGTACCCACGTTTCTCAACCTCAGGTCTACAAATCTCTGGGTCATGATGAAACGGACACGCCGCACCGTGACACTCCCACACAGGTGAGCCATCAGGTACAGGTCCTGGGCACAGGTACTCAGGATAATCTTCTCGCATGTGTTACCTCCTACAAATGTATCACAAATGTGCTAGTTACAATAACCGTCAGCCAGACACGGAGTCTGCTGAACGGTGAGCGGGTATACAAATTACTTGCCTCCCTTGCCAGGCTTAGACGACGATGTCTTCACAACGACGCCGTCAGACGTGCAAGTGCTGTGAGTAATAGTTGCCATAGGTTACCTCCTTAATTATTTATCTTAGTATAAAAGTGTTTAACTGCCGCAAGTATGCTGCCCGTTTTGTCAAATGTATTTGCATCACTCGTAAACGTCAACTCGTCGGTATCGTACCACATCGCCTCATCGGTATCGACAATCTTCCACACTGCCACGGAGCCTGTATAATCGCTCCATGCCCATGCACCAAGCGCGCATCGTTGGCAAAATACATGCCATACACGTCCTTGTTACCTATCTTGCCGATGGGTGTAGTGTTCTTGCCGCTATCAAACGTGGTATAGCTCGAGCCCTCTGTGCCACTCGACGGCGACCACGTTCCACTCAAATACGAATCATCAGGCAGGTCTACAAAGACCGTAGTTATGACAAGGTTACGCGTGACGGTGATGGTGGCTGGACTGGCGTCAATGTTGTTACCACCCTCGACGGTGAAGTGGCTGAACTTCTTACCTGAGGGTGGCGATGTAGCGGTTATGGTCACGGTGGAGCCTTCCTCGTAGGACGCGGTAGTCTTGGCCGGATCGTCGTCTAAGTAGCCACCTGTTATTGTCACAGTGTAACGTGGTGTGGGCGGTGTGACGGTGCCGGTGGGACGTCTGCGCTGAGTATGAACTGCTTGCCGGTCTTGCGATCTGTGAGTATGTCAGGCATCTTGTTCCTCCTCGTGGGTTACAAGAGGTGATGTGTCGCCGGAGGCGGGTGAGCTCGGAGCGGAGAGCTGTCGGTCCGCAGACGCGATCTGCTCCTTGGCCTCACGAGCGGCGAGTATCATCTCTAACTCCTCGTCTGTTAATTCTTCATACGGGTTGTTTATCTGGTGGTCAATCTTGCTCTCGTCGACCGGTTTGGCACCGACCGTGTCACGGAATGCTACAAAGTTGGCAGCATTGATGCGTGCCATGTGTGCTTGACAGGCCATTATCATCTCCAACTCGGTTGGAGCGGTATGTGTCGGGTCCTGCAGATTGGTCAAATCGTCCATCAGTTTGTCGTACGTGTAACGTTCTACAAGAGACTCGTAGGTCTCGTCACCGTTCTTGTCGTAGCGAGGGATTGGTTCAGAGGCCGGTCGGTTGAGTACAAGGTGGCCGATAGAACGCCAGGCCTGACGCTGGTACGCGGGGTCGGCGAATAGGTTTTCGGTTTCTTTACGTTGGCGTAGATATTGGCGCAACGTCGGTTTATCAGTTTGCATGTCTGTACCTCGGTGGATTTTCTGCGCGCATTTTACAAAGGGAGATGTGGGCGCGGGACGCGAATGAGTGCATTTAATATGGTTCAAGGTGCAGAGAGGTTGAGTTACGGAGGGATTGAGAGGTGGGCGCACCTTGAACCTATTATTATATTATTGAATAGATTGAGAAAATGTTACAAGGGTGGGAATGTGTTTACTATATACTATCGATCTGAAATGGCACCCCTCCGTCTTTTTCTTAATATAATTCAAGAATAGTATATTATCTCTCAAAAAGAAGAACAGAGAGATAAGGGAGTCTCATTTTGTGATTAAAAACTTAATAGTCAATCGGTCGGACCTTGAGGCACTCATTAGGGATTATTATGAGCGTGAGGAAAGGAAAGAATTCGGGCAGATTGAGAGATATGGAAGGCTCTCATTCGATGAATTTATGGCCGAACACCTCATCGTCAAAAACGCAGACAGATTGCCTTTCTATGGTGACCTCTGTGAGATGACGGAAAGGCTCAACATTGACACCATCGAACAGATAAATCTCTAACACTCAGACGGTATAATGGGCGCTGATGAGTCCCATTCCAACGGACGGAGACGAGCCTAAATGTCTCAAAGAAAACTCAATGGGCCAGTACCACCGAGGAGTGACGCCCTCACAAGATGGGAATGCCTCACAACATTGAGCGGACGAGCCGTCGTCAATAGTCGAATTGACTGAGCGGTCGAACCAACCGGAACAGGCCCCGGCCACGTAAGCGGAGAGCAATACCCGACAAATACGTGAAGAGCGCAAAGATTGCACAAGACGCTGAGATGCGGACCTTGATATTGCGCACGAATGGCAATCAAGGCGGAAGTACGAAGCCGCCATGAATACGTACGAGATAGTCTGATAAATTTGACATGTAATAATCTCACGCGAATTGAGATATATTATAATTATGAATAAGCCATGGGAGGTATAAAAATGGCAGAATATCAAAAAGGCGACATCACTAACGCGAAAATCATCAAACTCGACGACGGGTATCACGTTGACGACAATGGTGTTATCGGTGATGTGCTGAAAAAGACGAAGGACGAAATCAGCTACATTCTCACGGAGAACGAGTCCAACCGCAAATTCTTTAAAGCGGTTGAGGTCGAGAAAGTGACCGGCACCGACGATGGTATCGTACTCACCTTCAAGCCCAGCATCAAACTCGGCAACGTGACTCGCGAAGGCGGCGCTCGTATCCCGAATGCGAAACTGATTGACTACCTGTCCGACGAGGACAAAGCAGAGTATATGGCAATTATTGAGCGTGCGAAGGCTGCGATGGAAGCGGCTCGCAAGAAACCTATGACCGAGGAAGAGAAAATCCAGGCCAAGATTGACAAATTGATGGCGCAGATGGCAAAACTCAACGCGGCAAAGGCTGAAACCGAAGAGGATGCGGAGTAATCCGTATCCTCATCACCACTCAAACATGACAAATTTATTGGAGGTAACATAATTATGGCTAATTTGGTCGACTTCATTCTCGAAGAGGATTATGCAAGGTACCAGGAACTCATCGCCAAGGCTACGGAGAACAAGAAAAACGCTCCGAAACCTGAACGTAAACCGAGAGGACCTCTTACCAATGAACAGAAAATCAAAATGATGGAAGGTCGTAAGGCCAAACTTGAGGCACAATTGGCCGCACTCATGGCTGGTCAGCCTGAAATCGCAGAATAATTACGAAGACGAGCCGGTTGTACACCTTACGATCGGCTTGTTTTATACCCGAAATGCCGTCAATGTCGACAAATCGGGCAATAAATCACAATGAGGTATAACTACAATGACGACACGTCAACTCTCCATCATCACAAATTGCTCTGAAACCACGCTCGCAGGCCTTAAAACCTACCAAATTCTCACAAAATCAGGCAAAACGTACAAGAAATACGTCCGTGTAACCGAAAATGAGTGGATAGACCGGTCGAAAGAGCAGCGTTTAATTGAACAAATCGATGCACTGAAGCGTCAACTGGCCTGGAAACGGGTCGCAAAACGTCCCTTACAATGGTAGTCCATAGACCGGAGGTCACACTGTGAGTCGGCACCGAAACTCCGTCGGCTCACAGTTGACCCTTCGTAAAATTGATTTACCAATCATTTGATAAATCAATTTTACCAAAAATCTAATTTTCATCTAATTTTCATATTTGAAAATTGCGTAAATTTCATTTCACATAATTTTCACATTTGTTCACAATTCATCACATTTTTCACATAAGGTTCATAAAACTGCTTTTATAGCCGCCATACCGAGGGCTGGAATGAAGGCTATGAGAAATTTCAAAAATTTCAAATTCTCTCATAGCCCTCATTCTTTCATATCCCCCTTTCTCATAGCCCTCTTTCCCTGATAGTGGTTTCTAATTATAAAGGTATCTATTATATCCTTTATATCCTATATATAAGGGATATAAGGCTATAAAGGAATGAGGGCTATGAGAGAATTTAAAAGATTTGAAAATCTTCATAGCCCTCTTTCCCTCTCTCGGTCTATCACCATTTAAATCAATTTTCGAGGTAATTTATGCAGCAATTAATCCAACGCAAATCTGAATGCATCGTCACCGTACCCTACCCCGCCTCTTGTAAACCCGTCACCTACCACCTCCTTTGTAAACAACGCGGTACTCTCCCATTGTTCGACATTTTTGTAATCAACCCACCTCTCCGCAAAACTCTCCACGGAACTTACTATTCCGCCACCTCTCAATATATCCCTCGTACACCCACCTACCCACAGCTCAGACAAATAATCCCCGACCTAATCCACGGCAACCCGAATGCCCTCCGGGTCACCTACCAGCCTTATTGTAAAATATGCGGTCGTAAGTTAACACATCCACGCTCCATAGCCCTCGGCGAGTGTCAATCTCACAGTCGTCCCGACACACCATGGCCACATCTTGTAAATCCGTGAAATTAATTCATACAAATAAGGAGTAAATTGCATATGAAAATTGTAACTCGCATACCAATGTCCGTGCACCAGCACTGGTCACAGTACGGCAGCATGAGTTACGTGTTTAACTATTTGGTTGACCACTATGACTTCATGAACGCCATGCACGTAGAGTACCCGCTCGATGAGAAGATAAAGGTAACTCTCACTGTAACAAGTGACGAGTATCTGCGTCTACGTGAAGCGATCGGCGAACGTACACCGTGGCTATCGCCTGCACGTATATTGTCATACTTCAAGGAAGTTGACGTAACCGTGCCACAACAGGAGTCGTCCACATCCACATCACACCTCGAGCGAGCAATAAGTGAGTTAACACTCTTTGTAGAGGAGGACCCCGCGTATGCCAAGTATGTACGAGACGTAATACAGACACTGAGAACAATAATGAGAGGATATGACGATGCAGAAGAATGAGTTAGTAAACATAAGTATCACGTTCACAGAGGAGACGCTACCTACGCAGGTCCTCACAGCCCTTGCTCAGTACACACACGTGTATTCATACATTGTGTATCGCACGAGTCCGCCTCCGGCACCAGGTGAGCCTCCGGCACCCACGACCTACCTTGTAGACGTGCTATATAGCAAGACACCTCGCTACAATACAATCCCCATCGACGCAGTTATATTCCAGATACACCGTGACATCTTGCACCGCAACAAGTCGCTCCGCCTGAGTAACAACATCATAACTTACGCTCAGCCGCCGCTCGAGGTCTTGACCGCAACATACAAGCCGCTGGTCTATCGCCTGGCGTTCAGACAGCATAAGTATTGGCGAGACGTTGAGGTCGAGGACCTGATACAGATGTGCAATTTGAGGATATGTATTTTGTACCAACAAGGCTACTACATACATGCAGGCATAATAAACAGATCGTTTATAAACCACGTGTTACAGTTCCTCAAGCCTGAGCGTTATCGCCCGGCGATGGTGCCGCTTGACACCCTTGTGCCTGGCACAGATGTGCCTATAACTGATACAATTGTAGACCCCACGACAGACGATAAGTTTCAAGCAGTCGAGGACGATGCAGACACACTCTCACTTCATGAAGAGATAACACAAGAGGCAATACGCACGGTGAAGGACTTCTTGACACCTCGCATGTTCGACCAGTTGTTGAGAGAGTATTCCACCAACGTGACTAGTAACAACTCACGAGTAATGATGACAAGATTGAGACGACAGTTAGCTGCACTGGGTATAACCATGCAGACGATAAAAAATAGTGTGTTAAACAGGAGGTAAACATAGTGACAAAACGCATATTTTGTAAACAGGCGTACGTCTTGGACGAGATAAGACTTAACATGTCTTACAACAAGATGTCATACAGTAAAGCGGTGCGCGAGGCAGTACGTGATTTCAACAGTCACAACTGGACTAAAGAGTGTGACGGCAGAGAGGTGATTGTCGGTGCCGATGGCAGTCTTAGGTGTGGGATATATACCATAAACAGACACTGGTGCATTGAGGTGAAATGTGATGACAACTAAGGAATTATCAGTTAAGTACGATATACCGATGCATATACTCATGTCGATGCGACGCTATCTTGTCCGCTCTGCGGCAGACACCACTCTTGTAGCTTACGAGCGTGAGTCACTGACCTCACACGAGTGGCGAGATATAACGCAGCAAGTACAAATTGAGTCAGAGCTCAGGGTAATAAATAAGAAACTTATAAGGAGTAAAGAAGATGATAACACCACGGGCAGCCCGACTGTGGCTTAATAAGAAGTTCTCACTCGCATTGTTTAAAAAGCATCACGACTTGTTTAACAGTGATCGATATGAAGCATGTGACGGTGAGATAGTATACGTAAATATCAACGACGTGCCACTCGATGCAATATACAACGAAGGTGATGACTTTTATATTGATAGAGACGGAGACGGAGACGAATACGCTCTTGACCATTATGTGTGTACTCACGATAATTCTATTGAGTTGTACTCGTTCGATGATTGTGAAGTAGATTATAGCACGCCGCTCGCAAGAGCAAAAGGAGATAACGATGATAAACAGAGTGTACATACCGAGATGGTTTGATGCTAACTTGTACAAAGAGAATGCATACACTGACACCAGTGACTGGCCTGACACATGTCACGGTGAGCAGGTGTACGTGTATCTCGACGACGTGCCTATGGGTGCACTATATATTGTAGGAACAGACAGATACATTGTCAATGGAGATGAAGAGTGTGTTCTCAACACATTTGTCACTGACCATGCGGGTAGAAGTGAGTACTATTCGTTCAGTTATGCGGAGGTAGACGGTGAACCACAGCAACAGTAGTCTGAACACATATTTGTCTTGTCAACGTAAGTTCTGGCACTCGTACATAAACAAGACGGAACGTAAACCTCAGTTTTATCCACACTTAGACTTCGGCTCACTTGCTCACGAGGTGTTAGAGAAGGCAGGTAACTTACGTGACAATATTGCCGCAGGCATACCTGATTATGACATTTGTATACCAAGTGAATTGTACAGACAAGACTTAAAGAATTACTTCGGCATCAAGACGTGGCACTCATACTTTGTACGAGTGTGTAAACAAGTGGTTGAGTATGAGCGAGAATTAACATCGTCGCTTACTCAATATGGTGAAGTACAGATTGAACGAGAGGTTAAGTTAGTTGCGAACCCGGTCGACACCGGCTTGAGTCACCCCATTGTAGGTGTTGTTGACCTATTATTGTATACAAAAAATCACGCGATAATTGTAGATTACAAGTTCAGTACAAAAAAGAAAACACAGGACGACTTTGACATGAATAGTCAGTTATATTTGTACGCATATCTTGTGAACAAAAACTATAATATTCCACTGCACAATGTACAGATAGGTTATATTGACATACCAAAACAGGACTTCTCACAACCTGCACTTTGTAACAATGGTAAGTTATCTCGTGCGAAGTCACAGAATATATCCAGGGAACTTTATATCGAGGCAATAAAAATTGTACACCCAGATACGTGGGAACAAGAGATTGCACCTGGCGGTTATTATCACGACGTGTTAGATGAGTACGCTCTCAACAAGAGTGCATACCTATCTTGTCAGTACCTCGACGAAGATGCATACTCATATATAATAAAAGACGTGATGCAAACCGCTGTGCAGATTGAGATACTTGAGCAGAACAATTTACCATTCTTGTCGAAGTATGATGCATACTCTTGTGCAAATTGTGAATATGTAGACAAATGTAAACCTTGGTTAGGAGTTAATCATGACTGAGTTATTGGCAAAAGCAATAGTTGACGACATCGCGTTTAACATTGTCGGTGGAATGATAATTACAACAATGATTGCAGTAGTAATCTATTTTGTAAAAGAGATATACGATGCATACACACTACACAAATGTAAGAAACAAGTACGTGCAAAATACAAAGTCGGTGATACGGTGACTTTGTATCCAGATAGTGATTGCATATCTGCCACCGTAATAAAGATAACTGACACAGGTGTGACACTCAGATACAAAGAGCCACTATATGATACCTATGTTGAGACATTTTTCGAGTGGGAGTTTGTATCTCGCCTTGTAAAATGATTGATTTTAATATATAATATTGATAGATAGAGAGATGATGAATATTTTATCGATGTAATATTTATTATCTCTCTATTATATATTAAAATTGATGAGAGATGATTTTAAGGCCATTTCTCAATCTAAAATCAATAATCTAATAAATGGAGGTATAACAAATTGTGACACCTGAGGAAATGTTGCTCGAAGGCTGGTGTGATGACTGTGACGGTGACCCCGCCAAGTGTATCACACAGGGATATTGTGATGGTGAGAAACGACAGGAGGCAAGAGATGAGTAACTTAACACTTACCACATTGTATCTCGACAAAGATGTTGTCAAGAAGTGTGAGGAGAAACTTATAAAGCACATGGGTGAGACTGCAAAGGGTAGTACAGCAGCTCTTGTAAGAACTCTGTTACTTATATTTGCAGAAGAACCTAATACATCACCAATTGTCTACGATATGGTGAAAGAATGTTACACATATAGTACATTGAAAAATAAAAGGAGTAAATTGTGATGATTACATGATACAAGAGTAACCACAATAAGTTTAATAGCATTAGTGGTTCAAGGTATGGATTTTATTTGTCGAAATCTTTGTTGGAGAATGTAGAGAAGTCCTTTGACCCTGTAACAGTTGACGTAGGACTGAATGAAAATAATGAAATCTGTATTCGTTTCTATCCAGACCTGATGGGTATGTACAAAGTTAATGGCATCCTACATCACACTATGCTAAGATTGGTTGTCAGGCATTTATGAAAGAAATCAAGCATGAACATTATACATTGTACTTTTACAAAATTGCATCTGATCTCGATGAAGCAAATACATTGACGATTGTATTATCGGAGAAAGATTATGTTGTGTGACACTTGTGTTTACAAAGATTGTAACGGTATAAGTTGCAGTGAATGTAAATTTTTAAGACATTCTGAAACCTTACACGGTCAAATAATGGACGTTTGTTATTGTGATATCAGGTATCATGGTAAAGGCAAACGATACTGTTCTGATAAACTTATAAAATGTGATAAATATTTGTCAAAACAAATGGCATTTAAAAAGGAGGACAAAGATGATTGAAGTCGTATTATCATCAATAGCAATTGTAGTATCTGTAATGGTTGCGGTCTTTGTAATCGTACGTAAACCTCAGAAAGGTGACACCGGTCCAATGGGTCCAATGGGTCCGAAAGGTGATATGGGTTTACCCGGTAGAGATGGTGTGGCGTGGGTATTCAGACACAATCCAGACACTGATGAGTATGAAGTAGGTTACCTTATTTGTACTGTGTCAACTGATTATGAGTACTCTGACGTATTCTATACTGTAAGAAAATACAAGAATGAACGTGACGCAATGAAGCGCGTAAGTTATCTTAACGGAGGTAAATATGAGTAGGTGTAACAGTTGTAAACACATGATGTGTCCGTTTCCAGAAGATATGTGTATTGAGTTGTGTGTATGTACCTTGTAGACGGACCGACTCGTTGCAAATGTGTATAACAAGACTTCGACGAAGACGACAATTGTATTTATTACGAGGAGTGTTAACAATGAATATCTATCTTGTTAAAGCAGCATGTGGTGTTGATTGGGACGAAACGAAGGCATATGTTTGTGTTGCAAAAGATGAGAATGAGGCATCAAGTTTAACAAGTGAATGTAAAGGTTTACCAAACGAAATAAATAATGCACATACTGTAACATTCATTGGTAGAGCAAAAGACGAATGTGACAAGGCTTTTATAATTTGCGAAGACATTAAGTGGGGTTAAATCATGAATTGTAAATATTATAATTGTGATTTCAATTGTAAAGATTGCCCCGATGTTTCAACAACCTGGTGAAGAGGATTATCCTTACAATTGTTATTGTGTTGCACATTGTTGTGATAATTGTAAATATTACGAGGTAGACAATGAAGAATATTGACAAATGTCCCTATTGTGGAAATGTAACCGAGTTCAATCTCAAACAAAATGGACCACACGTGAGTCTTTATTGTTCAAAGTGTGGTAGATGGATTAAACATATGCCTAAATGTAAAGTTAAATCAGAGCCTGAAGTTCATCAAATTAGTATGGACGAGTATTTAGCACAACTTAACTATGATGTGGACAATAATTTACCTTGGCATTAAAAGGAGTAAATATTATGAAAACGTATGGAACAAAAGAGTATTATGAAGAGCAATTGCAATTTGCTGAAACAATTCTGAGATATACCGCAAAAGGTTTTGCACTCAGGATTAATACAATAACAGATCCAGATGTAGACGATTTGTGTCTTGACATTGTAGCACTATGTACAGCAATGGAGTCGTATAAGCGTGCACTTGAATGTGTGGAGGACAAAGATGTTGAGTGACCGCGTATGGTTCTTCGACACATTGTTTGACAAAGTAACAGAGACGTCTTCGTATAATGAAAAGAGGTATTTATTAGAGAGTGTACCGAAAGAATATGCAGACGACTTGACTTATATACTTGAAATACTTGACGGTAAACATAAGTTAGGTTACACATTTCAAGATTACAAAATGCCTCAGACACGCATAACTGATAATTGTACAATACGCGAGTATCTTGCACCTTTGTACGAACCGATGAAAAGTAATAATTTCACAATGATGAACGTTATGTCAGCATGCGTTCAGTGTAGTGAACATGCATGGTTTGTAGAACCTATTGTAAATAGAACTATCAAACTCGGTATCGGTAAAAGCGTGTTACAGAAAAGTGAAATTGCACCGATGCTTGCAAAGAAGTATGAAGGTAAAGTACCTCAACAATTTCACGGTTACTTTGTAACAGAAAAGTTAGATGGTAACAGGTGTATTGCATATTACAATGATGGTAAATGGTCGTTTGTATCACGCAATGGTAAACCACTTAAGGTTAACTTTGATATGAATGGACTTGATACAGACTTTGTATACGACGGAGAGATACTCAGTTATGAACAAACAAAATCAAGTGTGTTACTTAACAGTGACATTAACAGCGTAGCATATGATAAAAATTTGTTTAACGCAACGAGTGGTCGCATCAATGCAAAGTATGGTGAAAAGAACCTTGTGTACAACATATTCGATATACAATTGGATTTACCGTATTATCAACGTAGAGAGATACTCAACAATCTTGGTGCAAATGTCAAAAGTAAAGATGTTAGAATATTACCAGTGTTTATGCAATTTAAATTACTTACAGATTTCCGCACATACATTGACCAATTGTTAGATAATGTAACAAGTCGTGGTGCAGAAGGCTTGATGATAAATCTCGGTGATGCACCTTATTGTAATAAACGTACCGATCAATTGTTAAAGTACAAGAATGTATATACACTCGATATGGAAGTACTTGATGTACAAGATGGAAAAGGTAAGTATGAAGGTTGTATAGGTGCACTCAATTGTAGAGCCGTGTCTGATGGTAAGATTATTGAGTGTGAAGTTGGTAGTGGTATGACTGATGAACAACGTATCAGTTGGGCATTAAATCCGAAAGATATCATTGGTAAAATAATCGAGGTATCATATTTCAGTATGTCACAAAGTGCAAATACAAATGGAACTAAATATTATTCATTGCGTTTTCCTCGCATGACTGGAATACGTAGTGATAAAGGAGAGACAAGTGTTTATTAGTAGAACGATGTTTTATTCATTGGTTGATAATACAGAGTCATTTGCATTATATTTTAAAGTAGGTACGGTGAGTATAAGTATTATAGTTAGAGAGGACCTCGATGATTTTGAAAAGAAATTACATGTTACTCTCGACTGTACAGACAATCATAAAATATATTTTATTGATGAGGATACGTATAATGCTATGTACTCATTTATAAGGGACGAACTTGGAAAATTTTTACAAAAAGTGCAACATGAAGTAGAAGAATGCAACGATGTTATAGCACAAATACAGGAGTTTATGTAATGATACCTTTTGAATGTGAGCTTGAACTTATTAACAATATCAAAGTACGTGAGACCACAGCAAAGATACTTTGTCAGATGCCAAAATGGTTTATGAAAGAGGGTGCATCGAGTACCGGTAAATATCACCCGCAGTATGCACAAGGTGAAGGTGGTTTGTATAGACACACCTGCGCCGCGGTCAAGATATACAACGATATTGCATCATTGGAACAATACAAAGAGGTAATTGATAACAAAGACTGGGGTATTGCAGCACTGATACTTCATGACATGTGTAAGTATGGTTATGATGATATACCCAGTAAATATACAAGATTTGACCACCCATTGTTAGTTCGTAAGTGGCTTGAGTATTTGCAATATGAGAGCGGTGCAGAAGAATTTCCAGATGAAGAGTATATTAATAATGTTTGTAATCTTGTAGAAAGTCACATGGGTCAATGGAATACAAATAAGTATTATCCAGATGTCATATTGCCAACACCGTTGACTTTTAATCAGCAACTTGTACACCTTGCAGATTATCTTGCGAGTAGAAATTATTTGGAGGTAAAGTTTAACTAATATGAATACAATAGGTAATAAAGATTTTAGAGCAGAAGTTGTAGATATGTATACAAATCCCGAAAGGTTTAAAGAAGTTAGAGATAACCTTGGAGCTTCGATGAATCTTGCAAAGACGACAGATGATATGGTAAACCATCCATCACATTACACAGGTAGAAAAGTAGAGTGTCTCACATGTATTGAAGCGGTAACTGAACACATGTCTGGTATGGATGCATTTCTTGCAGGTCAGGTGATTAAGTATTTGTACAGGTGCACAGACAAAGGTAATAAATCTCTCGACTTGTCGAAAGCGAAGTTCTATATGGATAAATTACAAAAGCGAAATAAGGTATTATGATGCATTTTAATATATAATATTTTCATCATGAATATTCTATTGAGATGATTATTTATAGACCTCTATTATATATTAAAATGATTATTTTGATGGTAATATTCTTAGATTTTCGATGATATATTATATTAAAGATGATTTCTCGAAACAACAAAAGGAGCATAAAATGGACGAAAACAAAGACCCCGAAAAGGTCACTGCAGGAAAACAAGAAGTACTAAAAGTCATGTTTAATCATGACAAAAATGTTTATGAAGTTTCCTCTTGTGAAGGTAGTAGCATTGCAGAGATGGCATTTGGTATTTCTGTGGTGATAAGGGTACTTCAACGTGACGGTTACATTGAGCAACAAAAAGACTTCATTGAACTTGTACAGAAGTATCTTGACGATGAACAATGGGAGGAAGTTAAATCATGAAGTATGGCATCTTCCTCGGACGCGGTGTTGAGGGTTGCGGTAATACAAAGTATGCAATTGAGTTACAAAATGGCATAAAAGAAACTGATGAGTGCATTACAATTGCAGCCCGAGACAAAAACTGGGGTAGAAGTAAAGCACACAATCATAACATTATACAGTATCATCTGTATAATGACAAAGAACGTATCATCTCAACCTTTAAACAATGTGACACAATCATTATACTGAGTGTTCCACCCATCAACGCAGAGTTTGAAACGACTGAGTCTTTCATGGAAATACTTGAAAGGTTGCAAGATAAACACGTTGTATATATCAACGTAGACCACAGGGCACCGTCTATCAAACGTAATTTTTATTACGACATAATGTACAACGACTTCTTCAAATTGTGTAATAGAGTTATAACTCATAATAAAGATAATGACTTACACGTTGTTGCACTGGAGATGGGATTAGACCCTTCGACAATTATAACACCTGAGTTTCCGACACTTAATTTACTTGACTTTGCAGATGGTGAAAAGTATATCAGACCTTATGATGACAAAGAACCGAAGTCAATTCATTTCCTCGGTAGACGTGCAGATTGGAAAGGCATATATGAAGTAAAGAGATTACAATATGAGTACCTCGGTAAACATGGCTTTACGACCGTGATGGAAGGTATCGAAAGAGATATTGGTTCACTCAAATTTTTGTACAAAGAGGTTAAGCCTGAGAAAATTGCTCACGATGACGTCATTATTTGTAATGAGGGTAACAAGTCAAAATTGTATTTTGAAGGTAAACTGCCAATTGTACCTGGTAATCCTGCTTATATCATTGGACCTTATAATCACGATGAGGCGATGGAAAGACTTGGTGCATCAATGTTTGGCATTGAGTTGTTAATGTTGCCAGATAAATATTTACCTCACAATATGGAATATGCAATGAGTGAATATGTCATAACGGGTACGGTTCCTATTTACAGAAAGCGCTGGGGTGAACTCTTTTGTGTCAACAACAAACCTGTGATATCACAAGATTGTGGCGCAATATTTGTAGACGAAAATGACATGGCCGCATCCATTGATGAAATACTTGAGGTAGCGTGTAACAAAGAACTTTATATGCAAAGACAAAACAGGGTGTATGACTTTTTCAGAAGTATTTGTGACAAAAAAGTTATACTTCCGCAGGTATTGGAGTTGATAAATGGGAATAATAATTGATGGACAGAACGGTACAGGTAAATCATTCTTGTGTACAGAGTTACAAAAGAGGTTACCGAACTATGATTTACACCATATCACAGGTAAACATGCAAACACATATACATTTTATAGACATTTGTTAGGTTACAAAGTAATACTTGACAGAGGTCCACTTGGTGAACTTGTATATAGTGAATTGTATAGACGTAAACCGAGGATAAGTGTCAAAGAAGTAAATGAAATACTTCGATACACAAACTGTTATGTGATTTGTCAGAGTGTGGATACAATTTACAATAATCTTTGTAATAAAGGTGAGCAAGAAAGTTCAGAGTGTAACAAAGAATGGATAACAACGGAACGTAACTTATTCTTTAAGTACATTCGCATGATGAAAAACATAACTCTTGTACCGAACGATTTCAGACGTACAAATATGGTATTGGAGGTGTTAAAGGAATGACATTCAATGAGGCATACAGTTGTGCATTCAATGAATTGATACGACAAGGTAAACAAACTTCTCCTCGTGGTGAGAAAGTTCGTGAGTTAACACCTTACGTATTAGTACTAAGTAATCCACGTGATAGATTGTTGTCATTTAAAGAGATGCGCAACATTAAAAGATACTGTTATGGTGAGGCACTTTGGTATCTGAGTGGTAGTAACAGTCTTGATTTCATATCAAAGTACTCATCATTTTGGCGACACATTAGTGATGACGGAGTAACTTGTAATTCTGCATACGGCAAATATATATTTTCTGACACGTATGATTATGCAGGTGAAAAGGTATCACAATGGGATTGGTGTAAATGTTTGTTGAGAATTGACAAAGATACGAGACAGGCGGTCATACATATCAAACCTATTCAAATTTGTAATACAAAAGATACGGTCTGTACACTTACGATGCATTTTATGATACGTAACAACAGACTCAATCTTATTGTAAACATGAGGTCAAATGACATCTTCAAAGGTTTAACGTTTGATGTGTTTCAATTCACATTGTTACAAGAACTTATGGCTGCTGAACTCGGTGTAGAACTTGGTACTTATACACACATTGATAATAATTTGCACGTGTATGAGAATGATATACCGAAGATACGACAGATGCTTGACAGTGGAACGGTTGAACCTGAATTGTTACCTCCAATACCAAAAGATTTCAGACGTGGTGATTTAATGTATTTACTCGCAGATAATTGTCACGAAAGTTTAAGTGAATTTTCAAAGGAGTTCTGGAAATATGGACATTAAAATTGTAGGTAACGTAGAGAAAGGTTACTTGGAAGATGCAGGTGTGGACATTTTCATAGATGAAGACGTTACATTTGAGCCATTGTCTACCACAATCGTACCACTTAATTGTAAAGTTATTATTCCACATGACTGTTTAGGTACACTGTGTGCAAGAACATCTGCTGCGGCAAAGGGTTTGAACGTTGCAATGTGTCCAATTGATCCGGATTATGATGGCAAGCTCATGGCAATTGTCCACAACATATCTAACAAACAAGTAAAATATTCAAAGGGACAGAGTTTTTGTCAGGTGATGGTAATGAAAGCAGTAATTATTAAAGGTGTACCGGTGCGTTATAACGGTGTGCGTAAAGATGAACGACTTGGCTCAACGGGGAGGTGTGATTAACATAGGTGTACCTAAATATTATAGTCCGAAACATGTGTTTACAGAAGAAGATGTAAAGTACATACTTAAGATCATGGCACTTGAACCCGTCTCACTTGATGCACAGGTGAACAAGGCAGATGACCAAGATGATACTTTCTTAGGTGACTTTGTTGCGGACCCAGGTCCATCTCCAATGGACATCGCTGCTGAGAATGAACGACATGAAACACTCATGAAGTTTATCAAAAGGTTATCACCTCGTGAACAAGTTGTTATTTGTAAACGATTTGGTTTGGAAGATGATATTGTACACTCACTTGAAGAGGTTGGTCAAGAGTATGGACTTACACGTGAACGCATTAGACAGGTTGAACAGAAAGCAATAAGGAAACTTAAAGCAATGATGCACGTCAAAGGTATCACGAGTATAGATAATTTTTAAAGGAGGTATAAATGCAATACGATAGTTTTGTTACTCATAACATTGACATGTACATGGGTAAACCAAAGTCTGGTAAAACGACTATTGCAGGTACGTACCCGAAACCTTTACTATATGTTTCGGTTGGTAATGACGGTGGAGGTAGAGTTCTTGCAAAGACACAAGGTATTTTTGTAAAGAATTTGCGTAATGATTTTGTTTGTAAGAAAACTACAATTGAGTTACTTGCGGAAATTCTTGCAGAATTGCGTAAGCCCGGTGCAGATAAGTTCAAGACAATTGTCATTGACACGATCGGTGCATTACAAGATGACTATAAACAGTATCTTGAATTTACAAAAGGTGGCAGAGCACTTAGTCAACAAGAATGGGGTGATGTTTCTAAGATGATGCTGTCCATTAAGGACACGATGAAACGGTTCTCTGAGGAGATGGGTGTACAATTTGTATGGTTAACTCATACTAACGAGATGGAATTGTATGAAACGTCTGGACTTGACAAAGAGATACGCATCATACCTGACCTGACTATTAAGACCGGTGTAAAATATATGAAAGATGCGAGCAACATTTTCTATTGCTGCCGCAAGACAATTTTGGATAATAACGGTAGAAAGTCAGTTCAGTTTCTTGTGTATGTAGGACCTCACCCGTTGACAGACACGGGAACCCGTGATATGACACTTGCGGTAGGTGATTTTGTAGACAATTTCACATATGACAAGTGGCAAAAAATGATTGCAGAGAACTCTCTCAATCCTGTAAATTTAGTAAAAATAAATAACGAAGAAAAAGAAACGGAGGAAACAAGCAATGATTGAAAAATTTAGTGATTATGAAGGTAGTGCATTTTTGTCTGAGGCTGGAACGTTCGAGTTTACGGTTGAAGATGCGGAGGTTACCGAAAGCAAGAGTGGTAACACGATGGTAAAGTTCACGTTTAAATGTGACAAAGGTACAACGAATGCATATCATGTACTCAGTCAGAATGCGAGATGGACTTACAATAAGTTGATTGCGGCAGCACTTAAACTTACCGAGAAACAAAAGAAAACGTTTGAACTTGATTATGAAACCGTGCATAATCAATTGCTCGGTAAAACATTCTGGGCAGATGTCATTGAAGATAGTTATGAACGTGAGATTAAGAAACCTATGCCTGATGGTACATATGAAACGGGTATTGAAATGAGGGTTTCTTACAAGATTGATACTACCTCTTACCGTACTACGGAAGAGAAGTAATACCAGAACTGAGTACACAAAATTAAAAATAAATTAAACAAACTTTCGGTAGACGTACTCAGTTTAGTGAGAGGCCTGATACACCTCTCACTTCATTGGCGATTAGCGTAATGGTAGCGCAACAGACTTTGACTCTGTAAGTACAAGTTCAATCCTTGTATCGCCAGCCACCTCAACCGGTAATTGTACTAAGTCCGGCGCAGGAAACGAATTTCGAGTAGGCAGTCGCTAACCTGGTAAGCTCGAAGGGGTCCATGTTGAAGGTATCAAAAGCAGCGGAACCTTACACAAGAGGAAGTAGTACACCTGTCCTCTGCCGCATTAGTACTAAGCGGGATATAAATTAGTACCCCACTTCCAAAAAGATTTGCACAATCTTGGAACCGTAACTACTTCGGTTAAAGTAGCTCGTTGCTCGGTGCCACGAAGTTCCTAATCGATTTGCAATAGGTTAGGTCTTGTGAAATGCCAACAAGGGCAGTGGTTAAATGGAATAAGGAACAGCCGAGAAAAGATTATTAACTACATTGTAGGAGGTATTATATGAATGTATGTGTATTTGGTGCATCGCCTGAGAAATTGACAAGGATTAAGGAATGTCTTGTAAATGATAATGTGTTTGAACCTAAACACATGTGTGGTAAACAGATTGACGTAATTATTACACGTGATGATAAACCAATAGAGGTTGAATACATTGATGATGCTCTAAAAAGATATGCTTCAAGTGATTTCGAACGTTATGCACAGGAGGTAGACCTTTACAAAATTGCATATGAGCAAGTTACAGCACGTATTCCAAAATTACTCACATATGAAGAATTTTTAGAACAAAACAATGTTATGTACGTGGTTGTAACAACATAGGTGAGTATGATTGTTATACTCTTGATGGGGGAGTGTATTCAGTTTGTGAAAAGCACGGTGACATGTGGGATAAATATTGTATGTATGTACAAAATTATTACAGGGATATTGCTGCCACCTATATTGTAGAACAATTGGAGGAAAAAGAAAAACGTGACTGAAAAAGAAAGTGCACTCCAACGCCGTTGTCAAAACATAATTCGAAAATACGGTGGATATGTATTTAAGAACAACGGCAACATATTCACAGAGAAAGGTAGACCTGACCTTGTGGCCTGTGTTTGTGGTAAATTTGTAGGTATTGAACTTAAACGTGAAAACCACTTAGACGATGTATCCGATGCTCAAAAAATTGTAGGTAGAAAGATACGTGATGCAGGTGGCATATGGATCGCTACTGATGATAGTGAAATTGTTGAAATGTTGATGATTAAAATTACAGGTGTTGACAAATGGAATACATAGAATATCTTCAAAACCGACTGCCATATCAAGCAGCCGGTGTTCCTTTTCTTTTAGAGCGGAAACATGCGTGTCTGTATTACAAACCAGGCAAAGGTAAAACATATCCTTGTATTGAGGCAACCCGTGATATTGACAAAAGTATGAACGGTAATGCACGAGTTCTTGTAATGTCTACGGCAGGCGCAATACGAGACATGTGGAATGTTGAAATTGTACCACAAAAGATAATGCCAAAGAACACAATGTATGTTACATTCTCGGCGGCAATACAAGAGAAACGAAAAGTTGAGTTAATTAAACAAAGGTGGGACGTAATAATTATTGATGAGTGTCACAGAATTAAGGCTCACAATAGTCAGATAAGTAAACTTTGTTTTACAATTTGTAAGAAAGCAAGATTTGTATTTGGTTTGTCTGGTACACCTGTCGGTAATACTGAGTTAGATGTCTTTTGTCAATTCCATAATATGCATATCAGTTGGTTTGGTGACATTTCGTATAGTAGATTTGTAGATGAATGTTGTGACGTAGATAAAAAGTTTATGGGTGGCAGAATGTTTACAGAAGTACTCGGAATAAACCATAGATACAGAGCAGGCTTTGAGGCAAATGTTGCAAAATATTCTCAACGTATTGATTATGAAGATGATGGAAGTATGCCAGAATTAAGTGTGGAAACTGTTAAACTTCCATTTGTAAAAACAAAAGAGTATAAAGACACAGAGGAGGGCATCATCAAACTTGCAGATTATGAAACAACGATGGCTAAATTAAATGCAGTTAATAAAATGCATCAGGCCGCGAATGGTTATTTGTATATTCCAAAAGATGGTGGTGGAAATCAAGTTGTTGAATTTAAACATAACGATAAACTTGATTGGATTAAAAACAATGTACGAGATGATGAGAAAGTGGTTATTGTTTACAGATTTGTTAAAGACTTAGAGGATTTAAGAAAGGCGTTTCCGAAATCTGTAAACAATGTAGAAGATTTTAAGGCAGGTAAAAGTAACAAATTGTTATTACAATGTAGTCAATGTGAAAGTTTTAATTTACAAATGTGTAACAGAATGATTTTCTACACACTTGACTATTCGTTTATTTCGTATGACCAAATGTGTAAACGTATATATCGTATGGGACAAAAGTTGCCGGTTAAAATACAAACGTTGATTTTTGATGGTAGTATTGAAAATAAAATATGGAGTGCAGTTAGACGTAAAGAGTCACTGTCTAATTTATTTATGTCAATCAAAGGAGACCTGTAACAAATGGACGAGATGTTTGCAAGACTTAACAGAATTTATCCGAACAGTGGTTATGTACGTATTCCGAGATATAATCCACAACAATGGGAAACAAGAGAGTATGACAGTAAGTTCGATGCAAAGGTACCTCTAACAAAATGGAAAACTCAACCACTGAGTTACGAAGAGGCAGAACAACTTGTTGAGAATGGTGAACGTGTTGGTTGGATTGTACCAAAAGGAATGGTTGTTGTAGATATTGATAACGTAGATGATGAGCGTTCACAAGAAAAACTTGAAAGTTTGTTACAAAAGTGGGAGGTAAATTATTCATACAATTATACTTCTCGTGGAATGCATATCTTGTTTACAGACCCTACAGAAATGGTCACGAGTGATAGTCATTGTAAATGTGCACTTAACATTGACATTGACACACGTGCAAATAAGACAGGTTACATAATCTTACCTTGTAACGATCCACATCGTAGATGGGGTAAATGGAATGATTATGTTGAACCGTTACCTTACTTTTTAAGACCATTGATGAAAGATAGTACACCGTCATTTATTGGTTTACAAGATGGTGATGGTAGAAACAATGCATTATTCAAGTGGAGAACGAAACTTGAATGTACAAAGAAATTGACAGCGGAAGAGATTGAGAAGTCTATACGTATAATAAATGAGTTTTTGTTTTCTCAACCGATGCCAAATAATGAGTTATTTAAAACGGTACTTCGTGAAAAGGTAGACGTTGAGGACCCTGGCAAACTGTCAAAAACAAATATTCACAACGAACTTGCTGAGAAATTGCTTGGTAGATATGACTTAATTTATTATGGAAATACATTTTATAAATTTACCGGTTCATATTATAAAAAGATACCCGATAATGAAGTAGAACGTATTATCCATTTTGAATTGTCAAAGAATTTATCTCGTAATGCACGTAGAGAGATTACAGAATTTCTCAAAATCAAAGCACGTGTACAAGATGATGACATGAACAAAGACTGGCACAAGATAGCGGTAGAGAATGGTATACTCAATCTTGTAACAGGTGAACTTGAAACACCGAATAAGACGGATTATAATACAATATTTATTCCATGGAGGTATGAAAATAATCCAGAGGCGTCACCTCGAATAATGCAGTTTATGAAAGAGATTGCAAACGGTGACATAATAAAGATAAACTTTTTGTATCAAGTTGCAGGTTATACGTTATTGAAACGCAACATGTTTGAAAAGTTCTTTATGTTTCAAGGTGAAGGTCAGACTGGTAAATCAACATATCTCAATTTGTTAGAAAAACTTGTAGGTGTAGATAACACATCTCACACAGGTCTTGTAGACATGGATAGAGATTATTACCTTGCAGAAATGGTTAACAAATTGTTGAACATTGATGACGATGTAGTTGATGGAAGAGCACTTGAAAACACAGGCAGATTTAAGTCCATTGTATCTGGTAACAAAGTTACAGTTAGACAGATATACAAAGACCCAATGGTGTATAAACCTTTTGCAACATGCTGTTTCTCTTGTAACAAATTGCCAAAAATTATGGACAGAACGTCAGGTTTGTACAGACGAATTGTTTTAATTGAATTAAATCACAAGGTTGAAAATCCAGACCCCACATTCATGTTGAAAATAACAAATACCGATATGGAATACTTCTTGTTCAAAGCGGTAGAAGGTATTCGCAAAGTTATTGAGGAAGGTCACTTTACAATAAATCAATCTGAGCAAGATCTGTTGAGGATATTTAAATGTAGACAAAGTCCTCTCAATGAGTGGTTATATGAAATGGATATAACAATGGGTGATTTAGTCAATAAACCTTGTCTATCGATGTATGGACAATTCCAAGAGTGGGCACAGACAAATGGTCACGCAAGACCAATGACTGCAACTTCATTTAGAGATGACGTCTGCGCATTATATGATTTAGAAACATCGTTCATTATAGTAGATGGACAAAAGAGTAATAAGTTACAATTTATAAAGATTGGTGACTACGATGCAAAATTTAAACCGTTTTAAAGGAGTATAAATGATTGAAAGATTTTTCGACTTTGAGGTAACGTCTAATTGGTGGTTACTTGTAACAGGTGACATGCCTGCAGACCGAGTCTTTGATGAAACTATTAAAGATACGTTTACAATTATATCAAGCGATATGCCTGATGCGAGAGAACGTATGATTGAAGTCTTACGTGAACCTGACCACGTGATGATTGGTTACAATATTAAATATTATGACTTGATGATTGCGAATGCAATATATCAAGGATTTAGTCCTCAACAGGTTAAAATTGTAAACGATTTAATCATTGACCCTAAAACAAAGTTTGCATCAAAAGAACACATTCGGTTACAATCATTTGCAAAACGTAGAATGCCAGGTGTAGTGTATCAAGATTTGTTTGATGATGACAACGGTGGTTCACTTAAAGACAAAGAGGGTTTACTTGGTCTGAGTGTGTTAGAAAGTGAAGTAGATTTTAACACTGAGAACATGATGCAAGAACAAAAAGATGATATGACTTATTATTGTAAGCATGACGTCTATTCTACAATGGAATATTTTGTACGCATTCGAGAAGTAAATATTAAAGCAAAACTTGCAATCAGTAAAGCGTTCAACATTCCGATTGAGACGTGTTACAAATACACAAATGCTCAGGTCTGTGCACTCGTTCTTGGTGCAAAGAGAACGAACTTTGCAGATGAACTTTGTGATAGTGTTGAGTTACCAGAACATTGTAGACAATATATTTACGATGCACTCGGTACAAAGTTGGTAGATGAGATACGGAACAATCCGTATTACTTCGATGGTAAAAGTGAGAACCCTAAAAGTAAAACAATCGAGGTAAATATATTTAACAACGTCGTTACATTCGGTAATGGCGGAGTTCATTCTTATTTAGCAAAATGTTTATATGTTGAAAGTGACGATGAGTGGGTAATGGTTAACCTTGACGTTGCATCATTCTATCCATCGTTGTTAATATTCTTCCGATTGCTTAGTAGAGCGGTTAAAAATCCTGCATACTTCAAAGAGATTTTTGAAGAACGACTTAAACTTAAAGCAAAGAAAAATAAAACCTTTGACGATGATTTATTGCAACAAGCATATAAACTTGTCTTGAATACGACATACGGTGCGAGTGGTAATAAGTATCTTGACCTTTACGACAGACATCATTGTTTAAGTACTTGTCGAGTTGGTCAATTATTGTTGACAGCTCTTGCTGCAACTCTTTACAAAAAAGTACCAGGTTTCCAAGTTATTCAGAGTAATACAGATGGTATACTTGCATACTTCCGTAGAAAGGATTATGACCTTGTTAAAAAACTTTGTGATGAGTGGTCAGAAATGACACAAATGTTACTTGAATACGATGAGGTTGAGAAAATCTGGCAAAGAGATGTTAACAATTACTTGTTGATCAAGAAAGGTGGTAAACAAAAATCGAAAGGCGGTTGGTTATCTACAAATATTTTGAATATTGGTTGTGCGACAATATCTGGTTTGTCTGGTTTTGTTGCTGCAAAGGCGGCGAAAGAATGGTTGTTAAACAAAAAGAATATTGTAGAAACAATTGTCAATGAACGAGACCCTTACAATTTCATGTATTATTGTAAGAAAGGTCCCACGTACTCTGGCGTAGTACAAAGAATGAGTAATGGACAAGAGATTAAATTATTTAAAGGAAATCGTGTCATTATGACGAACGATGAACGTTATGGTTGTTTGTATAAAACCAAACGTAATAATAATAAAACAAATTCTTTGTCTTATACCAAGATGCCTGAAATTGGTGAACACTGTATTGTTGTCAATGATGACGTTAAGAAATACAATATTGACGAACTCAAACCGAAGATTGATTATATGTTTTATATAACCGAAGCACTTGATAAACTCAATATTGAGTGGACAGAATTGAAAGATGGTAGTTTAGTTAAAACTCATAAATTTGATTATGAAATCTAATCTAAAACTGCATATGAATGATTTTAATATATAATATCATGATGAGAATAATTCTTTCGATTAAATATTCATGATGAAAATATTATATATTAAAAT